GCAGGTCGCTAGTGGTGCCGTTCGGCCACGGATTCTCGAGGATCGCCAGCTCTTGATTGCCGAACAGGTCACCCGGTTGGCCGCCCCGAAGCTGCCGCCACTTGAACCGCGCCTCCGACAGCACGTTCATGCGCAGCCGGATGCAACCGAACACCGACGGCGACGCCTTGAACGCCTGCTCGATGTACGACGGATAGTCGGAGCCGATCTTCTCCTTGTCGGAGGACCACGACGCCATCGGCCACAGCGCATCCGGCTGCGACCAGAACGGGGGCTCCGCCCACGCCTTCGGCCGCTCCCCGCCACTGCGGCGCTCGGCCATCTTGTCGAGCAGACCCATCACGCCGCCCTAGGGCGCTCGGCAGGCCACGCAGGCACCTGCACGTCGTCCTCAGCAGGCCGCTGACGGCTCCGGGCGACCAGGCGGTGCGCGTCATCCCAGCCGACCGCCAACGCCGACCACAACCACCTCAACGCCACCGCAACCACACCAGCCACCCAGCCGATCGCATACAGGACAGCGGCGAGAACGGTGGCGAGCAACCTCACGAGCGACGCCTCCGTTTACAGATCGACAAACGCGAACGAAGGCTCCGCCGGCTCGGTGTTCAGACTGTGCTCAATGGCGTGGGCGCGCGCCTCGTGCGCCAGCACGGCGGCCACGGCGGCGTCAATGAGCTGCCCCTCGCCGCGCTTCGCCATCTTCAGATAGTGCGTGGTGAGCGCCTCATCCTCGCCAGGCCGCGACTTCTTACGCGCACCCTTCACAAGGACGGCGTTCTTGGTGTGCCGCGCCAGGATGCCGTCGCCGTCGTGACGTATCTCGCCGTTGCCGAAAGCCGTGATGAACCGCTCGATAGCCCGGTCCATGCGCTGCTCGACGTTCGTCGGGAACTCCACAACCTGGCCAGGAAAAGCCGCCGCCCAGTTGTCGAGGTAGTCCTGCCAGCGATACGGGTCGGCGAACATCACCGCCACCCGGTACGCCGCGAACGTGTCGCGGACCACCCGGTCCACCTCGGCGGTCGGCACCTTCCACTCACGCTCGGCGTGCTCCGGTCGCTCCCACACGCGCAGCGTGAACAGGTGCCCGTCACTCAACCGCGACGCCACCAGCGCCGTCGCGTCCCGGTACTTCGAACCGTCGAAGCCCAGAGCGACACCCTCACCGCGCGTCAACTCGGCATCGGACGTCATCACGTCCCAGCGGATCGGGTCGACGAACACCGACTCGCCAACAACGATCTCATTGAGGAAGAAGCGGCGCCGGTCCGCCTCAAGATGCCTGTTCGAGCGCACCTCGTGAAAGATGCGACCCCGGACATTCACCCAGCCGCCGTTTTCCCGCGCCGAATCGCCATACTGGCGCATCAGCTCGGCATACAGCGCCTCATCGTCGCTCAGATCCTCGACTCGGTGCGGCTCGATCGTGTCGATGAGCACCCGCTCATCGCCCGACTCGGCCGTAACCTGCGCCTCGGATCCCTCAGTTGGATCCCACGCGTTCGTAAGCTCCAGCCAACGGCCGTCCATGCCTGCGACGTTCCGCTTCACCGCGCCGGCCACTTTGCGGAACCCGCCCTGCAACGTGAACAAGTGTGACTCGGTGATTGTCAAGAATGTAAGCTGAGCGCCGAGGCGGGACTTCGCCGACGTCGTAACCGGCTCAATCTTGCCGCCACCCGGCAACGCGATACGCGTCTGGCCAGCATCGAGACCCGACATGTCCACCAGCGGGCCATTGCGGATCATTGACAGCAGTGGCAGCCACGTATTGTCAGTCTGCTCCTCCGAAGTGCCCAAGCAGACGATCAGCGGCGTCGGATACGGCTTGCCGACAGGCTCGCCACGCGCATCCCAGCCGTCGAAACGTGTCGGGCCAAGCGACTCGGCAAGAATGATAGCAGCACCGAACGGATCCTTACCGTACTTCTGACTGCGCCTGAACTGTGCACCGAGATAACGCAGAGCATCCGGCGCCGGCCATTTAGCCGCGTGCGGATAGAGACGATAGAAATGGAGGAGGAACCGCCACATCTCATCGGTCAGCCGATACGGCTCACCCATTCGGTAACCGTCAGGAATGACACAATGCGACTCTATCCATTCCCCGACATCGTAGCCAAGCGTCGGATATTCGCCAGGCTCAGTCGGCCCGCGCCACGGCACGGCTAATCAACGGCCTTCAGCCGTCCACGGACGTCTGCAGGCGATTCAGAGCGCTTCTCGGCGACCTCATCGACCGCGACCTGCCACAACAGCATCCGCATCGCCTTCGGGGTCAGCCCGAGGCGATCCTCCAAGGCCACCGCCTGGCCCATGACGGCCGCCGTCGCGTCCCGCGCCTCCGCCAGGATCGCGATCCGGCAGTAGCGGGCAACCGTCCTGTGCCACCCCAGACGCTCCCAGGCGACCGCCTGCGGCGTCCGCCACAACTGCGCCCACATCTCGCGCTCAGCGGCCGTCTGACGGCCCGTCAGAGGCCACGCAGGCAGCTCCCCGCGACGCCCCTCCGGCGGCAGAAGCATCACGCCGTTGCGCGCGTTCCGACGAATCGGATCGATCTTGGGTGGCGGGCCTGGCATACCCCCCCCTACAAGATCACTCAGCGAAGATCATCCGGGCCTAGAACCTGTACAAACTGCGGGAAGCCTGGCGATGGGGTCACCGATGTGGATCATGCCCCGTGCATACCCCTCCCCCCTATCCCTGGGGGAGGATCCATGCGGACACGCGTTCGAACTCAGTGATTGCGTTTGCGCTTCTTGCTCATCGCTGCGCCAGAACTTCTATTGCATGATGAATGTTCAATGCGATTCGCAATCGCATTAGCATTAGTCACTAATGCTTCGCTATGTCCAGCATCGAGGGCTTGACCTTGCATGATGGGTTGACCACAGCGTGGGCATGGTGTGCCATAGGCTGTGGGTAGCATGGCTTGCCTGCGTGCACGATGGGCATGGCCATAGCCACGCTGTGCGCTGGTGCCTCGTGCCTGGTCTCGGGCACGCTGCCTGCTGGACCTACAGCCTGAGCACCTGCTCTGGTCGGTGAGTAGGCCACAGTCGATGCAGGGCTTGATGCTCATCTACTTGCGCTTCTTGCCACCATGTGCAGCGTGCAGTGCTGCCTTGCCTTCGTAGGTGGCCATGGCCTTGGCCATGTGCTTGGGCTGCATGGGCATGGCTGTATTACTAGCCTTGCTGGTCTTTCCCTTGCGCTTGGCCATTGCTACTCACTTCTTCGGTTTGGGCCCTGGCTTGCGCCCACCATTGCCGCGGATACGCCGGTCACGTCGTGTGCCCCGTGAAGGCTTGCCACCCACTGTTGTAATACACCATCCCTCTTTGTATTACACGCATCCGAGATACACGGGATCTGCCCCCCGATTTGTATCTCTCAGTCGTTGGGGTTCTTCGTCTGCCCCGACTGGTCGGCGTTGCCGCCATTGTTGACGCACAGGAAGTTGCCGGGCGACACCTGCTGTGCGGTCTGGCCGGCGGGGCAGGTGATGGGGGCCGCCGACGCTTCCTGTGCGCCGGCACCAATGAGGGTGACTGCGGCTGCGGTGCAGATGCTGGCGACGACGGTGCGGGTGCGGGTCATTACTTCCTTCTCCCCTTGCGTCTGGGCAGCTTCTTGTATCTCTGCTTGGTGTGGTGCGCCCACTGCTTGGCGTACTGGCGCAGCTTGGGGTCGGCGAAGAATTTGCGCCACTGCGCTTTGCTGCGGAAGGGCATTCACTTGCCCTTCTTCTTACCTAGCTTCCGGTTCGCTTTGGCGTGCACCTTCTGCATGGCAGACTTGGACAGCTTGCCCTTCTTGTATTGCTGCGTTGCGCGCGCCTTAGCGTTCGCAGCCCTAGCCTTAGTATCCACTGGATAGGCGCGCTTGCCAGGCAGGCCGAATGAACTCTTCTTCGGCTTCTTACGCTTGGCAGCCTTCAGCTTGGCCATGGCTAGTACCAGTACCTACGGCCGCCAACCGAGTGGCCAAGCCCGCCGAACACCAACAGAATCGCACCGACCACGGCGAGGATGATGCCGATGGTGGTGAGGACGCTGATGCCCAGCAAATATCCGAGCACGAGACAGATTATGCCAATTACTAGCATTGCTAGCTCCTACTCTTCGGCCGCTTGCTCGGCGCGCGCGCCCTGATATCCGCTCGCCTCCGCCGCGAAATTGGCGTACAGCGAAAGTATGGCGACCCAAAGGACGCTGTCTTTCCACCAAAGGATGGTGGGCACCGCGAGTATCAGCCACACGCAGGCCATGACGAGGTGGAGGCGGCGAATCCATTTCACGTCAGCACGTTTAGCCATCGCCTACCTCGGCCAGAGATACACGGCTGCTGTCACGATTCCGGCGGCGGCGAAGACGAGTAGCGCCCAGAGGATGAGGGAGGCGTGTCGCACTGCCGTTCCCCTTTGACCAGGCAGGACCATCCGCACGTGCAGCGGTACAGCAGGACGGGCACCGCCTCGACGAACTCGGCCGGCACGCGGCAGTACGGGCAGGTCACGGCTAGACCGCCGGGATGCCGCGGAACATCTCGTCCAGGTCGGCGTCGAGCGTGTCCAGCGCGGCCAGCATCAGCCGCATGTCCAGCAGTTCGTCGAGCCGCCCGCGGCACTCGGCGACCGCCAGCATCTTCCGCTGGGTATTCGCCCACGTCATGGCCTGCACCCGGGTGAGGCGCAGGGTGACGCCGTACAGGTACCCGTCCACCTCGGCCACGGTGCGGTACGGGCAGCGCACGGCTAGCTCGCAGCCTGCCGGGCGGCCTCGTGCTCGGCCCACAGCTTCATGATCTGGTCGCGAACCTTGGTGATCAGCGAATCGTTGGCGAGCCGGAAGCCGAACTCGTCGTGCGCGAGCAGCTCCCGGGACACCAGCTCGCCGATCGGGCCGA